CTTTATCGTTGGGATACGATACCGTAGGTTTTACGAGCACGACCTCGAACAGTTAACGTCGTTGTAGACGAAAAAACGATTTTTATACTGAACGACCAGTAGTTGGATATCGTTCCAACGGACGAATTCTTTAATACTATACTACTATTTAGTCAAAGTCACCACGCATTCTGCGTAAAGTTTCTTCTGGTAGTGCACCAAATTCATCATCAGAAAGTGTATTTATATCTACTACTTTCTTGTTTTTACTAGAATCACCTTTCATTTCAGGTGGTTGCGCCTGCGAAGCTTCTACTTTTTTCTGCACAGTAGCTTTTTGTTTCTTTTCTTGCACTGCTTTTGTTAACGTAGGCGCAGGATCGGCTTTTGGTTCGTCAGAAGCTTGTAAAAGTTCTGGTTTTTTAGTTAATAGAGTAACTTCAGTAGCCTTTGCTAACGAATCTGCGGCACCATACCCTTGATATATAAAAGCATCACGCAATTCCATGACTTCTTGAGTCAATTTTTCATCGAAAGACTTGCTTTTTTCATCAAAAATAGGAAAAACCTCCATTATTTCTGAAGCTTTTTTAGCTAACTCGTGTTGTTCTCTGTCTTGTTGAACAGTTTGGCCCATTTGGCTCTGCATTTCACTCATTAACTGCGTTCTTTCCGCTTGTCTTATCTCATTTCTAAGAGCAGCGGCTTTTTCAGTCTCGCCATCTAGTATAAGTTCTTGGTATTCTTTATCTTTAGCTACAAAATCATACTCTGGAACCTCTGGTGCGTCTGTTTTTTCGCCTTCTATATCCTGTAGCCTCTTTTGCATCTCTTTGTTCTTTGCAAGAACTTCGTCAAGACGCGACTTAGGCACCATAGGGGATTTTGGCTCTTCTACTTCTGCAACTTCTTCTACTTCAGGTTTCTCTGATCCTTCCTCCACTGCTTCCACAGGTTGCTCATCATTTCCCGGAACGCTCTCTTGTTCTGTTTCTTCTGACTCACTTTCTGTTTCCTCTGCAACAGGCTCTTCGACTTGCTCCTCTGCAACTTCTTCTGTTGCTTCCTCTGCAACAGGTTCTTCTTCTGTTGTTTCTTCTTCTGTTTCTGTTTCTTCAACGGTTTCCTCCTTGGGTTCGTCTTCAAAGTTCATATCTACTTGAAAAGGTTGTACATCCTCTTCAGTTTTTGCATCAGCACCCGGCATACCGTCGAATACTAATTCATCTGTACTTTTATCTTTAGCCATTAGTTACCTCCTGATGGTTTCATAGCTGCGGTGGCAATTTTTGCTGCCGCTTGGGTTTCACTTTGTCCTTTCCTCATGTCATTTGTTAGTGCGGATAGCTCTTGACGTAAGGCAAGTTCTTGTTGCTTCATCTGCATTTTACTTTGCAACTCAGCAATCTTTATCTGTGGATCAGCCGTTGACTCTTGCGCTTTCGCAGCATTTAATTGAGCTTGGGACTGTAAATTCTGTACTTCGGCTTCCATTTTAGCTAATTCTAGCTGTATTTTTTGTACTTGTGCTTGTGCTTGGAACGCAGCTAGTTCTGCTTCTTCCTCAGACGGTGGTTCCATACCCTGCATTATACGTATGCGTTGTGCAATCTCTGCTTTTTTAGCCATGTGTGAATAATCAACAATCATATCATCTGGAATTGGTACACCCACCTGTCTTAATTGTATTGCCTCAGCAAACTGAACTTCATCAAAATTATCTCTAGTTGGCATAGTGCCTACAACAACATCATACTCACCTAAAGTTAAATCATTTATTATTTCTCCTTCAGGAGTTACTTGATTTACAACCATAGGTTGGCTCTGTTTGAAAGGATCATTTTCATCAGTGATTTGTACAATTCTTTCCTCTGTGTAGTATTGTTGAACTACTTTTAGTATGTGTTCTGCTAGATATTGTCTAGTTTTTTGTAGATTATCTAGTGGCACTTGAATCATAAGTGCTCCCCTATTTTGTTTTGCTTGTATTGCAATACCAGAAACTTCAGGAGAATCTGTACCTAACATAGCGTCACTAATACCACTAATCTGTTTAATATTAGCAGCAGCTTTTTGACTTATTCTATCTAGGCCGGTGGGAATCTGATTCGGTGGTATCTTCGCAGGGGGAGATGAGCCACGATTATACTCTAGTACTAAACCAGTTTCCGCACCGTGTTCTTCTAAATCGTCAGCGGTCATACCATTTAATGACCCTGTTTCTACAACCCAACCACTGTTAGCTGTAGTATTTACTATGTGAAGTTCTTGTGAACTTATTTTGTTAAGTTGTTCCTGTGGAGATATTAAGTTTCTTACCATACCAAATGGTCTACCTCTTCTCCAGTAAGGGAAGTAAGGCACTATAGTGAAACAGTCATAAGGAGACCAATCATCATGTAATACTATTTTGTCAGCAGTTACAGTCCAACGTACTTGACGGTCAGTACGAGTAAGGATATCTAGACCAAACTCATCAGCAAACTTTTCTCTTTTACGTTTACCCCAGTTACCCGGAACTTTACGCATATCTCCAGTAACTCTATCAACATAATACATACAATCTTTTAATTGGTAGTATTGTCTTTCGATAACACGTACTGAACGTAGTTGTCGGTTTTCTTCTGGATTAGCTGTGTTGCCTTGGTTGTACTCTACGCCAGTATACGTATCACCGTATCGTGTTTCTTCATATTCAACTGAGTCTTGCCCCATAGTACTGCCATATTCTGCAGCTACTCTTAAACGGTCTGCGGCTTCAACTCCATACTGTTCTTCTATTTGATCTAAACTCATCCACTTGGTTTCAAATATTTCATTCCAAGTTTTGGGATCATACTCCTTGGCGTCAGGGTCAATCAGAATATCTAACGGATCCTTGGTACTTACACGCACTTCTCCTTGGATATGATCCGTAAAATCTATTCTTACATCAAAGTAACCTCGGTCTTGAATAAGACCATCAGCAAAAACTTGGGATTCTAACCAGTGTAGTTTGTTGTTATCACTGATTTGTAAATATAACTTTGTTAAAACATCTGCTATTTGTTGATTACCTGCACCCCTAGGTTTAAAAGTAATTTCAGCTCTTCGAGTACTTTGTTCACCTAACACAGTGTTAACCGTAGGAAGTATTGTATTAATTGTAAGAGCAGGACGCCCTTCATCATCTAATGTTGCAACATCTGCTGCATCCCATTGATTACCGCGATAGAAAGCATCACATTTTTTAGCAGTTTCAATATAGTCAAGGTGACCGTTATCGCGCGCACGTTCGTAACGCTCAAATTGGTTGATTGCTATTAGATGCTCTTCTTCTTTACTTAACTTTTTTTTCTTTTTGCTGTAATCCATTAAGAACTCATAGCTGTTTTACGTTTTTCACTTTTAGCTAAATATTTTAATTTATCTCGCCAAGACGGTTCATGTTCTATCTTCTCTACAAAGGTAGCGAATTCTGTCATCATTAATCCTATCCATGCTAACGCATCCACTTGGTCATCATGTACCCCGTTTGGAAAACGCAAAAGTTCCGCAATCAGCGGACCAACCCATACCGGATCTTTCGGAAAGTATACCATGCCTTGCTGCATTCTACCTTGTATTGCTCTAGCTCTCGCTTCCTTATCTCGTCTACCTACTTTCAAATCTTTGAAATAAGCTTCGTTAAGTCCACGTTCTCGAACACGTTTTTGTAGAAACGGACCTAATGCCATCTCTATGTGACCTTTTTCAATACCGACAACATGTGGTCGCCACGTCTCAAAAAGATCCAGTATTTGTTCAACAAGTTCAAAACCGTCGTACTTCCCTCTTATGCAATCTACTACATATAGATTATCGTATTCATCAACACCAACAACTACTCCTACAGAGTAATCATTACGTTCTCGTTGACCAATCGCTAAATCCCATGCGCAATAGAAGCGTAATCTGTCAAAGTCTACTTCATTTTCATCGTAATACCTAATCATTTCTCGATTAAAGTACTCACCTTCGTCCGATACTGGGTTTTGTTGATACAGCGCCGACCAGTCTCGTGGACCTACCGCTCTTTGAATCTGGGTCAGAGCTTCCGTACTATATCGCTCTGGGTGAAGCGCGTCGCCCTTTTCTCTAAACTTTTCGTCCTTCTCAGCGATGGCTGGATACTTAACAACTTCCCACTGATCCGCGCCCGCGGCTGCCGCTTGTAATAACCTACCAGCTAAATCATCATCGTGCCATCG